TCATCCGGCGTGTCAGCCAGCCGCCTCTGCTTGTCTGGTGGGAGCATATCAGCACCAAACTCCTGCGCCATCTGCCGCAGGGTGAAAAACTCCCTCCGAAAAACAGTGTCAATCCGGCCCTTGGAGTCTTCTTCAAAGAAGATGTTGCCGATTGGATAGCTGCGGAACAAAAGCCCGTCATCCAGCCATTCTACTGATATGGCGCCTGTGCCGAACACCACCATCGAGCGGATGGTGTTGAACATCTCCCGCTGGAAGTTGCTCCGCCATATCTCTGAATGCAGAACTTGCGAAGCCGCCGCCAGACGACGCTGGACATCTCTGGAGTTGGCATCCTGCTCCTTAGCCGGCCTGAACTCAAACCACTTCGTGCCCATCGGCATCATCCAGCCAAAAATGCCGGAGGTCATCCGCACGGAAGCCTTAATGGCGGTCGAGTCGGAAATGTCAACCGTCAGCACTCTGCCTTCGGCAGATTCGTCCGGCACAGACCGCACTACAGAGCAGGCATCCGGCCAGACATACCGAGCTACCTCTGAAAAGGTATTATCCCAGGCCTGGCGTGCTGTCTTGGCTTGGGCATAACGGGACAACAGTGTTTTGATTGCAGATTTTTCCATCTTACTCGCCCAACCGCTTCTTTAGCACCTGCGATATGCCGTATAAAAGGTTTTCCTGTCTGCTGGCGTTTGCGTACTTCCGCTTCATCCTCCGCCGAATCTCCTCTTTGTCATCAGTTACTGTCTGCGGGGGCTCTTTCACCTCCGGAACATGAACGCTCCCGCCGCCGCCGAATGCACTGCTCATAAGGCCTCCTATACATAAAAGGTGTTCTTGACTCTGCGAAACCTGCGGACGCTTGGGTGCCCGTCCGACAGAGAAACCACAGAACTCCGCATGCACGCCAGTAAAAAATAAAGCGTGGCGTGAAAATAATGGTCATCGCCCAGCTTTACCCACTTCGGCTTGGCCAAACCGGTGTCGGGGTTGGTAATCAATGTCTTGGCCGTCTGGGTCATTTGACGGGCGTATTCCTTAATGTCGCCGGATAAACGTGGAATCCGAATCCGGCTGGAAGCAAACAAATCATAAACCTTGTCGCACATCTCATTGCGGTTGCACTTGACAACCCCCGTCTTGGCATCAAACTTGGGCTCTCCAGGCATCTGCTCGGAATAATGACACCGATATACCGTGTAGGGCTCTTCCCGCTGAAACTTGCGGGAAGCGTGGATGTCCGGCATGGCATCCAGCACGCACAGCTTTACCCTCATCTGCTTGGCAACCTCGTGCAGATGCCCAAAATCCTCAGCCGTGCCGACCCTCAAAACCGTGTAATGCTCCGTGCCCGTACGCACGCCTACAACATAATGAAGCACATCGCCGACATCTGCACCCATTACAGTGTCAACACTCGAGGTATACTGCATCAAATCCAGACAGCAGCGCTCATAAATATCCTTGTCAGTCAGCTGGTTGTTGGCCTCTACTGAAGCAATGCCCAAAACAGACCGCATAAACTCACATCGGGCCGCGCCCTCGCTGTTGTGATACCTCAGCATGTCAGCTTCAAGGTCAGCACGTGGACTCAACAAGCCGTCCACCCAAAAGCCCGCCTCCGGACGGTCGGGATAATCAGCCTCCCAGTGCCCATCCTGAACAAAAACCTCAGCCCCGCAGTGCACACAGCTGCGCCGCCAGCGGCCGTCAACCCTGCGAATGGAGTCCGGAAAATGCTCCACAAGACAGGTGTGCCTGCCACAGGAACGGCACTTGATATGCCATTTGTACTGCGTCGAACGCTCGTAACAAGCATCTATGCCGTAACCTGGATAAGTCGGCGAGGCAAAATTGCACTCCAGCTTCAGCTCGGAATCCCGAATCCGCTGACGGCTCAGCTCAACCATGTCCTCATCCATCAAATCCAGCTCGTCCCGCAAAACACAATCGCAAGGAATCGAACGCAGACTCGGCGAATCCTTCGTGTTCGTCCCGCCAACACGCTGGGGCTGAGCGCCGACAAAGTAAATGCTCCGGCCAGCTATGGTCTTCAACGCCGCTGTGTTGACAGAAACATACCGCCGAAGCCATAAATTACAATCCAAAAGGGGGTCAAAACTTATCCTGGATAAAGCCTCAACCTGCTTAACAGTCGGCATCATGTACAAAACATTCTGCTTGTATCGCC